AAAATATTGCTATTAGCGTCAGCGGTGGGGCTGACTCTGCGTTATTAGCATACTTAATATGCAGTTTGATTTCAAATGATACTACAGTACATATTATTAGTCATACCCGTATGTGGAAAACTCGTCCGTGGCAACAACAGGATAGTTTAAATGTATACAACTGGTTAACAAATAAATTTCCTAAAATTAAATTTAAAAGACATACTAACTTTATTGCACCCGACATCGAGTACGGAAACATCGGCCCTAGCATTGTAGACGAGTATGACAAAAACGTAAGTGGTGATAATATTCAGCAACGTGCTTATGCAGAATACATTTGTTACAATGAAGATTGTGAAGCATATTATAATGCTGTTACTCGAAACCCTAGAGAAATAGACTTGGGCGGCATGGCTGAGAGGAACATAGAACCCACAGAAGCGAATCAGCATTTAACATTGATGATACACATGGGTAGATATGCTATACATCCTTTTAGATTTGTTGAAAAGGATTGGATTATTAAACAGTACAAAAGATTAGAAATCAAAGACCTTTTGAATACTACACGCAGTTGTGAAGGCGAATTTGAAACTATTAATTATAAAACATATGTAAAAGGACAGGTAGTTCCGACATGCGGCGTGTGTTTCTGGTGCAAAGAAAGAAAATGGGCAATTGATAAAAATGACTAGATTAATAACTTTCGGAGATAGCTTAACATTCGGACATTGGTTGGATCCCACCGATACATTTCCCAGTGATCGTGCATGGCCCAAAGTACTGGGAGATATGCTAGGATACAATGTCGTTAATACTGCTGTTCCGGGACACAGCAATATACAAATATTAAAAGATATTTTAAACTTTGAATTTCAGCAAACTGACATAGTGATTGTTGGATGGACCTATCCTCAAAGAGACTATATTTTTAGAAAAAATCTGTTGGGCATGGATACTTCTATACAGGTAAATGTTTGGCACAAAGATACAAAATTTATTGAAAAATGGGCAGATGTTCATAATAACTATGATCTATCTGTAAGAACAGGACTTCACATACACCATGCTGAATGTTTTTTAAAAACAAAAAATGTTCAACAACATCATTTTTCTACTTCGTGGGCTTGGTATGAAGTGATGCCAAATTTTATATTGACTCCTACAACTTATATAAATGAAGACATTTTAACAATGGTTGACAAAGCACTAGACCACAGTCACCCCGGCCACGTAAGTCATAGCAACGCGGCTAAAAAATTATACAAGATAATCAATGCACCAAAGTAAAACATTTTGTATGCATCCCTTTACAGGACTAGCAACTAGAGAAGACGGTGCTATCTGTGCTTGTTGTCGAAGCCACCCTATTGGGTTTATTCAGGATGCTCCATTAGAGTATCACTGGAACAGTGAGATCATGCAGCGAATACGTCGACAGGTGTTAATAGGTGAAAGACCTGCTGAATGTGAACCTTGCTTTAGTTTAGAAGATCAGGGTGTTGAAAGTCTGCGCCAGCGACATATTGCAGGAAAAATTCCAGAAGCAAGAATAAATTTGTACCCAGATGAATTGAAAAAAATGCGTCACGATTTTACTATGCCTTTTGAGATTCCTACAATGGAACTCAAACTAAACAATTTGTGTAATTTAAAATGTCGCATGTGTCATCCGATGGATAGTACTAGTTGGAATGACTGGAGTGAAGTAAAAGACTTTTACAAAGCAGAAGGTAATATCATGTATGCTATTGTAGAAAAACACGATTTAGAAAATAAGCCGCATCTTGATAAATTCCAAGACAATCCTGAATGGTGGGCTAGTTTAGAAAAGTTGCTCCCACACTTCCGTCGTGTAGAGTTTGCCGGTGGCGAACCGTTAATGGATCCGCAACACTATCGAATACTGGATATGCTTGCTCCGTACGGGCACCAAGTAGAAATTAAGTATGCTACCAATTTAACCATACTGGGTAAAAGCAATCGAACCGTGTGGGAGTACTGGCCTAAGTTCAAGTCAGTAGCGGTTAACGTGAGCATAGATGGCATCGGTAATAGTTATGAATATATTCGAGGTAATGCCAGCTGGGCAGAACTCGTTAATAACATTAAACAGATACAGACTATTCCAAACATCAGTCGCATAGTTGGTGCTGTTACTGTACAAGTTAGTAATGTTATTGTTCTAGATAAAATAATCGAATACTTTCTAGACGACCTAGGTATTGTGTTCCATACGCATCGTGTTGAATATCCTAAACTGTTATCAGCACAAGTATTGCCTAGTGAACTAAAAATGTTAGCAATAGACAAACTAATTGCTGTACGTGAGCGAGTTAAAGATTTTAAATTAGTCAAAGAACACCCACAACTATTAGAATATACTCTAGGACAAATACAGGATAACATTAATTACTTGCGAGCACGAGATCAAAGCGATAAGTGGCAAGACTGTATAGAATTTAATCGTAGGTTAGATAAAACACGAACTCAATGTTTTGAAGAAGTAACTCCGGAGTTTAAACAATATGTATAAAATAACAAGTTCGTGGCCGCATCAAGATCAAATTAAGGTAGAATGGAATCTTGGTAAGCGATGCAACTACGATTGTTCATATTGTCCTAGCGCAATACACGATAATTTTAGCCCTCATACAGATATTGATATTTTAGAAGCAACGGTAGATAAATTATGCGAGTTAGGAAAACCATTACGCATTAGTTTAACAGGAGGCGAACCCTGTGTACATCCAGATATTGAAAATCTATTGGAATATTTCAAACGAAAGAACGTATTTTGGGTGAATATAACTACCAATGGCACACGATCAGCTACTTGGTATTTACACCATGAAATGTTTTGGAATCATCTTATTTTCAGCCTGCATTTCGAACATGATTGGCAACGTGTGATGCACACAATCAATCAGTATTACGATTCCACTGAGCATGAGTTTTTTGTTGCGGTAATGGCGCATCACGATCACATGGAAGATGTTAGAAAAGTTGTCAAAGAATTAAAAGAAAAAGGAATCAAATATACTATACGTAGGATTCGATGGACTGAAGGTGATCATAATGTGTTTGATGATATGCGTTATGACGGAAAAGACCTAGAATGGATCGTGTCTCAGGACGCTACAGTTAAACCTAACTGCCGTGTTGACAACGATCAAGTGATTCATGCCAACGATGTTATTAAAAAACATCTAAATCAATTCAACGGATGGACGTGCAATGCTGGCATTGAAAGTCTTATGATTAACTGGGACGGCGATGTTCACCGAGCAACTTGCCGAGTAGGCGGAAGTTTAGGCAATATATATCAAGGTACATTCTTTCCGCCCGATTGTCCGATCATTTGCACACGAGATTGGTGTACATGTGCGGCCGATATACCGTTAACCAAATATAAACCAGAATAAATATCATCATGGACATTTATCACATTTGGGCAGACAAAAAAGGAGATATTACCGATTCCGAATGGGTCGGTAATATGAAAAAATTCTTACAACAGTTAGTAGACGAGAGAAAGATGATTTCATTCCGTGTTACTAGATGCAAGATGGGGTTCCGTAGTCTAGATATCCCCGAATGGCATATTATGATGGAATTTAATAATATGGCACAGCTCGAAGAAGCATTTCAGCGAGTAGCACCATTAGAAGGCGAGTTAGAAGATAAACATCGAAGTTTTAATCAATTTGTTGGTGACAACATTCAACACGCATATTATAGAGATTGGGAATAATGAAAAATCAAGTTAATAGTTGGGACGAGTTTCAACCATTAGAAGCTGTGGTCGTAGGAAGTACCTATGACGGTAGTTTTTTTAACGGTGTGAAAAATAAGAAAATATGTGATGTTCTTAAGAAAATATGCGATGAGACCACCGAGGATATCGAATATTTTAAAGAACAGATGAAATCTCATAACATAGAAGTATTTCAAGCATCTCCTACGGAATTAGGATACCATAGCAGCATATTAGATTATGCAGATGTTAATGGCAGAATTGGTCACGCTAGCGAAAGTTCACACATAGTAAGGGATGCATTAATTCCAATTCACCCGTTACAGGTTCGCGACGACTCTGTTGTAATGGGGAATAAAATCTTAATCACAGATAAAACGTTTGAGGTAGACGGATACGTTAAAAAATTTCAGGAATGGTTTGGGCCTGAACAAATAGATTTAACTTTGTACAACGGAGAAAAACAATTCCAACGTACTGAAGATAATTTTAAAGAATACATAGTAATTAAAGGGCTGGATATAAACTACGATCTGTTATCCCAAGACGAAAAAAATAAACTACTTTTAAATGCTCCACTGTCTGGATTTTGTAGTCCAAATATAACTAGGATAGGAAAAAAGTGTCTAGTTGATTTGCATCAAACTGAAGAAGCGATAACTTATCTTATGGAACGATATCCGCAATTTAATTATAGTAAATTAATGCTTGGCGGCCACAACGATGGTATTTTTAGTGTGTTAAAACCAGGAGTGGTCATTGCCGGGCCGTGGTTCAAAGGTCGAGAGCATAATTTTAAAGGCTGGGAAGTAATTTATTTCAATGATACACGATGGGAAGATGTGGGGAAATTTCATGACCTAAAAGAACAGAATAGGGGAAAGTGGTGGGTTCCGGGAGAGGAGGAGAACTATGAATTTACTAAATTTGTAGAATCAGTATTGCCTAATTGGACCGGGTTCGTTGAAGAAACTATTTTTGATTTAAATTGTTTAGTAGTTGATGATCGACACGTTGTTGTAAACAGTAATAGCAAAGAATTATTTTCTGTTTTGAAAAAACATAATCTTGAACCAATATACTGTCCGTTGCGACATAGATTTTTTTGGGACGGTGGTTGGCATTGCCTAACACTTGACATCAGACGAAGTGGTAATCAAAATGACTACGGAATTTGAACAGTATCTTAGATCATGGATAGAAGAATTTCTAAGTAAACCAGAGGCTCTACTCAACGGCTTGCCTCCGTGTCCTTATGCTAGAAAGGCTAGGATAAAATTTATAGAAACTGACAATTACATTTTCGATATTACGCAGTGTTTAGAAAATTGGTCTACGGAGTATGATGTCGTGGGATTCGTATGTGGCGATGTAGACCCGACTAATTTTATACTAGATGTCAGATGTCTAAATGACTATTGGCTGTCTAGAGGATTCGTATGTTTAGAGGATCATAAAGATATACCGGAAATATTCCATCACTTAAATTTCAGCAACGGTCGATACAATCTTATATTAGTACAGCAGAAAGAAAAACTAAATTTGGCTAGCAAACAACTAACTGATGCAGGATATTATAAGAATTGGCCAGAAGGTCTGTACAATGATGTAGTATCTTGGAGATCAGACAGGGCCTAATTCTTCATAACCGTCAATTTCTTTCTTATAATTTGCTGCGGCGCCTAGGTATAGATATTTGAAGCCTCTGTGTTTATAGATAGCACAGGCATTCTTTAGACTTTCCATGCCCAATCGTAGATCCGGATTGATATAGTCCCACGCAAACTGTAATGCTTCTGCGTTTTTAGCATCATGTATTTTAATCATATCCCAAGCTACCAATTGGCCATTATCAAAATATCCCACAATGTCAACTGAGTTATCAGTGTATTGATTTGGAAATATGGGCATGACGCTATCGAATTTTTTGTATCTGCAATATTTTTCGTAGATATCGTTGAATTCGGAGAACTGACGATCGCTGACATATTGCCATTGGTGTTCTTGAACCATGGTCTCATAGTTAGTTTTGCTTAAATTAATACGACAAAATTTCATTTTATTAAATGACTCAATTCTGGAAAAGTCTGAGAAAAATCAGTTCCTCGCTGTGCGTCCATGGTAGAAATATAGTCTCGAAAATCCGGCAATAGATTAGCATGATCTTCTTTGTCCATCCAATCTAATATGCCTTCCCAACGTTTCCAGCCGTACGGGTTGACTTCCCAAAATTCTGTATCCTGTGTATAGTTGTCCCACAACCATTGCTGTAGTTCTGCAAATAATTTTCGTACTTCGAGTTTATCTTCTTTAGGTAGTACACGTAGACTCAACCAAGTTGGTATCCATAATAAATGTACGCCTACTAGTCCACCACCCATCACTTGGCCTGCTGCATTTAGATCAAAGTTTATTTTGTTAAATTTCATACGCACCTTCCACTTAATAAAATCTGGAACATGTTTGATGTTTAATATCTGTACTGCCATAGCGATGTTGGTCTGTATGTTGTCTGGTGCATTATCTAACTTAACCAGGTTGGATTCTACTTCTTTCCAGTCTAATGGATAGCGTATGTATTCTCCTCGTGGTCCAATGCCGTCTAGACTAACTCCTACTTTTACTTTGCGGAACTGACTCCATATTTCTATAATCTCATCATTAACCAGAATGCCATTAGTATTATAACGTAGACTAATCTGTCCAGCATATCCACGAGCAATAATTTCTAATAAGAATACTTTATGCTCTTTAATTAATAACGGTTCGCCACCTGCAAAGTACAACTGTTTAATGTTAGGTATTTGATCATAAATTTCTGCCCAGAATGCAGGGTTCTCATACCACTTGTTGTTGAAGTCTGAACTTTCCCAACTCATTTGTTTCTTGATCAATGAGCTAGTGAATATAGGAAACACCTTTTTATGATCGGCAACCCACATACTGCTATCATGCGGACTGCACATAATACATTTTAAATTACAAGTATGACCTAATCTTAAATCTAAGTATTGTAGTTTATATGGAATTGAGCCGTCTAGTTCTGTTTCAGCAATCAGTTCTTTAATATCGATCTTTTCATTTAGGTGCCAGGTGCCAGTTTCCCAAATACGCTTACTGGCAATCCCCTCTGCTTCTTCTTGAAAGCATTTAGTGCAACTAGCAGGAACCGCTCCCTCTAGCATAGTCTTACGTACTGACTTCATATAGTCATTGTTAAATGCACTTGTGGGAAGATCGTTAGCAAAGTTTGCCGGCTCCCCATCTTCTTTTTTAACTAGCCCAACTGTATAATCTCCAGAGTCGGCTCCGCTGGCATTTGCAACACAACAGATACGCATGTCTCCGTTGGGTCTTGTTGCTAGATGTATCCAGGGCAACACACAAAAACTAGGGCTACCGGATACACCTTTAATTTGTTCCTGCCATTTACCTATTTGGGTATCGGTGGACTGCATCCAAAATACTTTATTCATTAAATTCATACATATTTCTTACCTATTACCATCCATCTAGTATAGAGTGGAAGTTCTAACTCACCGGCCCATATAACATCGATACCACATTGAGTTTTAAATTCTTCTAACGAGACCGCAGTGCGAATGTGCTCAGAAATATCATAATTATTACCTTGTAACACTAACAGACTGTTATGTGGCATTACGCTTCTCCATGAATCAAATTGATCCTGTGTAATATGCTCACAGCTGGTATTGATGATAACATCTGCATCACTTCGTATTTCACACATGTCTGCGGTAATTGCACGAAATCTACCAGACATTTCTTCAATCTTATTCATGTTAACGGCAATAGGTTCGCAGGTGGGATCAATATCAATACTACGAATGTTAATTATCGGAACATCGCTTTGAAACAGCATACTGGCCAGTACGCCTACCCATCCACCATGGATGTCTATAGTAACAAATTTTGTTACATGGTTACGAAGATTTGTAATCAACCATTCTTTGCTCTTTAGCTGACCACTCCAGAAGGCATCCATGGTCCGCAT